ATCGCGGCAAATCAGGTGTGGGTGGGCACTGCTGCCGACACCGTGTCGGTGAAGACCATCCCGAGCTGCTCGAACGCCACGACCTCGAAGCTGCTCTACGACAACGCCACCCAGACCTTCTCGTGCGGCACCGACCAGACGAGCGCGGGCGGCGGGCTCGCGGGCACTCTGCTCAAGGTCGTCACGTCGGACTACACGAACTCTACCGTCACCCCGAGCACCATCCTCTCGACGGCGGTGAGCAACGCTACCGAGTACGGGTTCCAGTGCGTGCTCGTGAACCAGGGCACGGCGACAGGTGGCATCCGATACAACATCAACGGGCCCACTGCGAGCAACGTGTCGTTCATCACCGAGCGATACACGTCCACCTCTGCGCAGACGAACCTCATCCTCCAGGCGTTTTCTGCTTCCGCGCAGACTGCCGCCTGCACCACTTCCTGCAACACCACCAACCTCGTCACCATGATCAAAGGCGGCTTCACCACCACGGCATCGGGCACGTTCGCACTTCAGGGGAGTTCTTCCACTGCGGGGCAGAGCGTGACTGTTCGTCGTGGGTCGTACTGCGTCGTATACTAACCGTGAAGGGACAGACAATGAGCGAAGAGAACAAGAGCTGGAAGGATTCACTCCCCGCAGAGCTGAAGGACGCGCCCTCGCTGAAGGACATCAACGACATCCCGGCGCTCGCGAAGAGCTTCGTCGAGACCAAGTCGATGCTCGGGAACTCCATGCGCATCCCCTCCGCCGAGGCGGGGGCCGAGGCGCGCAAGGAGTTCCTCGCGAAGATGCAGGAGAAGGTGCCCGAGCTGGTGCTCGTGCCCTCCGACCCGGAGAAGCTCGCGGAGGTCGAGGAGTCGCTCTGGACAAAGCTCGGCAAGCCGAAGGACGCGAAGGAGTACGAGCCGCCCAAGGTGGACGACGTCGAGTTCAAGCCCGAGGAGATCGACGTGCTCCGCACCATCGCGACGAAGCGGGGCTACACGAAGAAGCAGTTCGGGCAGCTCGTGAAGGACGTCGCCGCCGAGAAGCAGGCGCAGGCGAAGGCTCTCTACGAGCAGCGGGCCGCGCTCAAGAAGGAGTTCGGGTTCGCCTTCGACGACAAGATCGCCGCCTTCACCGCCGTCGCGGAGAAGACCGGCGCGCCGCCTGCGCTGCTCAACGCCATCAAGCAAGGCACCATCGACACCACGACCGCGAAGTGGCTCGACGGTCTCCTGAAGAGCCTGGGTGGCGAGGGCAGCGAGATTCGTCGGCAGGAGGGCGGCGGCTCGGGCAGGCTCACGCCCGACGAGGCGAAGCTCCAGATTCAGGAGATTCTCAAGAACCCCGACTACCTCCGCAAGCGCAACCCCGAGACCCACGAGGCTCTCAAGGCGAAGCTCGCGAAGCTGATGCCCTTCGCCTACCCGGAAGACGCGGCGAGGTCGGCATGACCATCACGCCGACGATGAAGTGGGGAGCTGCCGTCGCTGCCGCCCTCGTCGTCGGCGTGCTCGCCGGTCGCTTCTCGAAGCCCACGAAGGTCGTCGAGGTGGAGCGGAAGGTGGAGGTGGCGGCGAAGGTCGAAGCCGCCGCCACCGACAAGGACACCTCGAAGACGGTGCGCAAGACCACCACCACGAGGACCGCGCCGGGCAGGCCACCCGCTTCGCCCCCCGCAGCAGGTGAGCCCTGCCCGGCGTGCCCTCCTGTCACCGAGACCATCGTGGAGGAGGAGACCATCGACACCACCTCCGACGAGACCGAGACTGTCAGTGAAAATCTCGAGGTCGTGGACACCGAGAAGACGCGCATCGAGGAGAACGCGAAGGCGTGGTTTGCGCTCGAAGGCACCTACTTCATCCCGACGCAGCCGGGCCAGCAGCAAGGGCTCGTGACGGCGCAGTTCCGGCTCCCCTGGCTCCCGCTCTGGGTGGGAGCTGGAGTCGGCTACACGAACGCATGGGTCTTCCCCGTGCAGGTACGAGCGGAGTTCTGATGTCACTCTCCGAGCGAGACATCGCGAGGCTGCGAGGCGTCCACCCCAACCTCGTGCGTGTCGTGGCACGCGCCGCCTCGATGTTCGACTTCATGGTCATCGAGGGGCTGCGCACCATCGAGAAGCAGCGGCTCTACGTCGCGAGCGGGGCCAGCCACACGCTCGACTCGAAGCATCTGACGGGGCGTGCGGTCGATCTGGCCTGTCTCCTCGACGGGCAGGTGTGCTGGAAGTGGCCCCTCTACGACCGGCTGAACGAGGTGATGCAGCGGTGCGCCGCGCTCGAAGGCGTACATATCGTGTGGGGCGGGAGCTGGACCCGGCTGAAGGACGGGGTCCACTTCGAGCTTCAGGATGTTGACGGGTTCGCGTAGCTCACCGTAGGATGGGCTTCGTCGAGCCAGGGACTACCCGGAAACGGGCCCCTACCAGCTCGACTCCCGGGGAGAGGGAGCGTTCTCCAAGCACGGCGGGCCCGGTGGACCGGACTACTCGCGGCGAACTGACCCTTCGCCCGCGTAGCGGGCAACCGAAAGGAAACCGCCGTCATGGCAGACATCAGCCCCTTGAACATCAGGACATACGAGCAGACGCTCCGTGCCCTGTCGCAGCAGTCCGAGTCGCGCCTTCGCCCGTGGGCGATGGAGCGCGGAGTCGGCTCCTCGATGCACCTGTGGGACCGCATCGGTCTCCAGAGCGTGGCGCAGAAGACGAACGGCACGCGCACCGCGACCCCCAACACGGCGACGGTGATGACCCGCCGCCAGAGCACCCCGACGACGTGGCACACTGCCGACACCGTCGAGCCCGAGTCCGTGGCGATGGTGCTCACCGACCCGACGTCGTCCATCGCGCAGGCGATGGCGAACGCCATCCGCCGCAAGTTCGACGACATGATCATCACCGCCGCGCTCGGCGCGACTCTCGACGAGGCGGGTGCCTCGACCGCGTACGACGACGGGAACCAGAAGCTCGGCGGCGCGACCCAGGCGTTCGACTTCGCCTTCATCACGTCGGTGCAGGAGAAGTTCATGTCGAACGAAATCTTCCCCGACGAGGAGAAGGTGTTCGTCGTTCGACCGAACGGCGCGAAGAAGCTCCTCGCGCTCTCCCAGGCCACCAGCTCGGACTACGTCAACGCGAAGGCTCTCGCGGACAACGGGTACGTCAGCAAGTGGATGGGGTTCACCTGGATCGTGTCCAACCTGCTGCCGAACGTCACCGGGCTCCAGTATAACTACCTCGCGATGACCCGGCGCGCCATCGGGCTTCAGGTGACGAAGGACATCTGGACCCGCGTGGCCGAAGACCCGACGTACTCCTTCGACACCCGCATCTACGCCGCGTTCACGGCGGGTGCGGTGCGCGTCGAGGACTCGCACGTCATCAAGTGCCACGTTCTGGAGTCGTAGTACCGGGGCGGAGCGGCGGACCTGTCCCCCGCCGCTCCGCTTCACCTTGGGACAGAAGGGGCAGCCGATGGGTCTTGCGATTGGTTTCACCGAGATGCAGATGATCCAGATGGTGAAGGGGCTGAAGGACGGTCTCTCGTTCGAGGAGGCGTCCGAGCCGTTCCGCGCTCTCGTCGAGCCCGAGGCGTTCGAGCGGAACCGGGAGTGGCTCATCAACCGGGCGAACGACCAGCTCGAAGCCGAGAAGCCGCCGACCCTGAAGGTCGAGAAGCCCACGCATCACAAGAAGTAGGAGGCGTTCGTGGCGAGCATCGTGGACGTCTGCAACGTCGCGCTCGGTGCGGTGGGGGCTCCCCTCATCAACAGCATCGACGACGCGAACACCGGGGCGAGGCTCTGCAAGGCGAACTTCGCTGTCGTCCGCGATGCCGTTCTCGAAGAGCGTCCCTGGTCGTTCGCCATCCGGCGCAACACCTACACGCGAGAGGTCGCCGTTCCTGCGTTCGGGTACTCGTACCAGTACCTCTACGGCACCGACGTGCTCCGGGTCATCGAGGCGTTCGAGACCGAGCCCGGCGACCTCGACTACGCGGTCGAGAACCGCCGCGTGCTCTGCGACGTCGCGGACGGCATCAAGGCTCGCGTGCTCGTGCGCGTCGAAGACCTCTCGCTCTGGAGCCCGAGCTTCACCACTGCTGTCGCCTACCGGCTCGGCGCGCTGCTCGCCGTGCCTCTCGTGGACAACCGCACACTCCAGGCGGACCAGTGGCAGCTCTACGCGAAGCAGCTCTCGCTCGCGGGAACGCTCGACGGGATGCAGGCTCGGATGGAGATGCGACGTACCCCCTCCTCGCTCAAGGCGTCGAGGTACTAGGTGCCGAACGTCAACGCGATCCAGGCTGCCTTCACGGGCGGCGAGATTTCCCCCAAGCTCGTCGGTCGCGTCGATTCGGACCTCTACAAGAAGTCCCTGAAGTATTGCTCCGACTTCATGCCGCTGCCCTACGGCAGCCTCCTCATGCGCGGCGGCACGCGCTACCAGCTCACCCCGGGCGGGCTCACACCCGACTGCCGCATCATCGAGTTCCCGGTGACGGGGATGCAGTCGAAGTCGCTCGTGCTCGGGAACAACCTCGTGCGCGTCTACGACGAGAACGGGCACGTCCAGAACGGCAGCACCGACTTCGTGAAGAACGGTCGATTCCTCTACGATTGGCAGCACTGGACGACTCGCGACATGGTCGTCGAGGGGAATCGCCGCTTCTTCGGTGTGAATGATATGCACATCGACGGGTCCGGTCCCGCCATCTGGCAGACCGTCCCTGTCACGCCGGGCACCTACACCATCGACGTTGGCGTGAACGTGCCGAGCGGGTTCGCGAACCTTCGGGTGCAAATCGGCACGACTCCGAACGGGAACGACCTCCTCAACATCACCGACCCGGGCTCGTCCATCTACTGCCCGCTGTACCAGTATTCCTTCACGGTGCCTGCGCTCTGCACCACGGTATACCTCTCGGTCTTCATCTTCGGATCGCACATCGCGGAATACACGTCGCCGGGCGGCAATCAGGTGTCGGCGGAGCTGGTCTCCATCGCCATCCCGCAGGGCGCGACGGGAGCGGTCGAGTTCGTGTCCCCGTGGACCGACGCGCAGCTCGCGGACCTCCAGTACGTCCCCGACGCATCGAAGGACCGACTCCTCTTCGCGCATCCGAACGTGCAGCCGTACGAGCTGGCGTTCGACCAAGCCACCGGAGTGTGGACGCTCTCCGCGCTCACATTCACGCAGCCCGCAACCGCTCGGTGGGGAACAGGCGACTACCAGTACCCCGCCGCCATCGAGCTGTACGACGGGCGGCTCTGGTTCGGGGGCGTGCCGGGCAAGGTGAACACGCTGCTCGCCTCGAAGGCGGGCGACATCCTCGACTTCACCATCTCCAGCCCGCCCGTCGCATCGGACGCCATCGAGCTGAAGCTCTCTACGAAGGGTGAAATCCTCTGGATTCAGGGAGCGCGCTCGCTCCTCATCGGCACCGATAAGGGAGAGGTGAGTGTCGCGGGAGCCCCCATCTCCGCGCTCGACTTCCAGGCGCGGCCCGAGTCCGCCTTCGGCTCCGCGCCCATCCAGGGCATCGCAGTCGGGGATCAGGTGGTCTACTTCTCCCGCGACCGCCGCAAGGTTCGGACGCTGAACTTCAACCTTCAGGAGAACGGGTTCCAGAGCCGCGACATCTCCTTCGTCGCGGAGCACCTCACGCGGAACCTCATCGTGAACGCAGCGTGGGCGCAAGACCCGAACGACACCTTCGTCGTGCTGCTCGCGGACGGCAAGCTCGTGGCCTGCGTCTACAACCGGGCCGAGCAGGTGGTGGCGTGGTATCGCATGGACGTCGGCACGGTCTACTCCATCATGTCCGCGAACGGGCCGCTCGGCTCCGAGCTGCGCCTCCTCGTGCAGCGCGGCTCCGACGTCTGCCTGGAGCGGCTGCCGATGTACGAAGACGGCGACCCCTTTAACTTCGACTCCTGCGTCATCGCGCCCGTGACGGCGCGGGTGGCGAACGTGGGCACGCGCTTCGCCGGGCAGACCGTGGGCGTGCTCTACGACTCGGGCATCACGCATCCCGATGTCACCGTGGACGGCTCGGGCAACATCACGCTCGACGTGGACGCCTCGCTCGTGTACGCGGGCATCCGCTTCCGCCCGAAGGCAGTGCTCCTGCCGGTCGAGGGCGGCGGCGCGAAGGGGACCACGCAAGGCGCAAAGCGGCGGCGCGTGCGGCTCTACCTCAAGCTCAACGACTCCGCCATCCCCCTCGTGAACGGCGAGCGCCCCTTCCCCGACCGCAGCATCGCCACCCCGCTCGACTCGCCCGAGCAGCGCACGACCGGCGACGTGATGACGAATATGCTCGGCTTCGACGACGGGGGCTCCATCACCATCGAACAGGACGTTGCCATCCGAACCGAGATCCTGGCGGTCTTCGGCTCGGTGGAGGTTAGCGAATCGTGAGCGGCGCGAACGTAGGGATGGGGGCGCTTTCCGGGGCGGGCGCGGGAGCCATGATCGGCTCGGTCATTCCCGGCATCGGCACTGCCGTGGGAGCTGCGGCGGGAGCCATCGTCGGCACCGTTGCTTCGCTGTGGGGCGAGCTGGACGGGTCGGCACAGCGGAAGCGCGAGACCGAGGAAGCCGTTCGCCGGATGAAGCTGCGGCAGGAGCAGTATCTCGGAAACGCAACCTCGCGAGCTGCGGCATCCGGCTTCGAGTTCGACAGCTCCTCCATCCAGGCGTACCTGGGAGGCATGGCCGAGCAGTTCCGCATGGAGTCCGAGTGGGCCATGAAGAACGGGATGAAGATCGCGGACGCGCAGGCGACAGGCGCGTGGCTCAACGCAGGAGCCGGGCTCATCAAGGATGCGGGCGACTTCGCGAAGAGCCAGAACTGGTTCCAGACCCCGAGCCTCGACGTCACGTCCTTCTCCGCAGGAGCGGCCCCGAACTTCGGGGAGTTCAACCTCAAGCCGCCCGACCTTTCCGGGCTGAAGTGGCCCTGAGATGCAGCTCCCCGAGATCATCTACGGACCCGTGCAGTCTTCCGCCGAGGCGGGCCCCTACGTCGGAAAGTCGGCAGCCAACCTCGCGAACTCCGCTTCGACCGAGCTTTACTCTCTGTCGAACGAGATCACGAAGCAGCAGTCGGAGGACGCTGCCCTCCAGCTCACGACCCGGCTGAACGACCTGAAGCAGAACCTCGCCGCTCGCGAGTACGTCACGCCCGACGAGGCGCGCAACGCCTTCGG